AGGTACCAGTTAAAGCTTCAACTTTACCTAGAGTTAAGGAAGCAGTAATAGATGATATAGCTGAAGAAGTTGCTGAAAAAGTTACAATTACAATATAAGGTTTTCTCCAAATAGAAACCCGTGGAACTAATAACTTTACAGGTGCTCCCCTATAAATTGGAGAATTAACAGGCGTACCGTGATTCCCATTCCCCGATATGTCAATTACTGCGTTGGCTCCAGCCGCAGCTTGCCCATCTGGCTTTTCATTCATCAGCCAGCGTCCAACAAGGCTGTCTACAATACTGTCTGCTCCCCGAGCTGAATGAAAAATTTTTGCTTCTGCGGCTGAGAATGCTTTACTTTTGTAAATGCGTAGTTCTAAAATAATACCTTCAGAATAGTCAGCTGTAGCGGGTATACGAGGATTGTCTGCTATCCAATATGGACCATCATCATCTATTGCATTTAGCGTTGTGTCCGCTACATTTCCTTCAGGTTCTCCATCACCATATATATATAGTTTATCGTTCCCAATATCTCTAACAGCAACCACAGAATGATAATTACTATCATTGAAATTTGAAGATGCTGAGCTAACTATTGGAAATTCTGCTCCATCACCTATTTGAAGGGCAACTTGTCCAGCGGTGAAAACAAATAATAGAACAACATCACGAGTTGCACCTACCTTGTCCTTTCGCACAATCATTTGGTTGTGGCCTCTTTCAGGATATTTAAGACGAGCGCAAATAGTAAAACTTTCATCTATGGCAAAATCAAAATCAGCAGGGTGTCCTAAATTTACATACATATTGATTGCACTCGAAAAATCTAATGCCATCTAATCCCCTTTAGGTTACTGGTATACGAATTTTGAGATTCAGCATACCGTAATCACCGCTAACCTTTGTCCCATCTGCTATCGCTATCCGAGAAAGCATCAATCGAAGCAGGTCCTTAGCAGCGAGACCTAAATTAACCACTGTTTCATTCCACTCGATTATGTCAATTTCATCTTGCTGTGGATCTGTCGCCTTATCTGCACTATCCAAAGTTGAATAGGCTGCATCCCAACTCTCTCCTTCAGCCTTAGCCGAGAGGGAAATTCGGAATCGGACTTCATTTCCATCAGCAGTTTTCGCATAACCATAAAGACTAAAATAGACTGTACCTGCTGTGTCAAGATTGTCTGGGAGTTCAAACGCAGGCTCTAGGATAAGATACTCCACAGTCGTATCGTCAAACAGATGCCTGAACATTCCGCCATTGGTGCCTACATCTCTATCAAGAGGAGCAGGATTACTTGGGGGATAATTCCAAGAACCCGCAGGTAAATTTACTTCTACATAAGCCATTTTATGCCTCCAAACTCAAAAGCCTGTTAAACTTGACCAGAACCTTAAACTCTATCGATAAACCATTCATAAACCTAACTTTCTCTCTCTAGCTAATTACCAATCATTATCTATCAGGAAACCGTAAGGTCCATCTCCCCGTCCTCAAATTGAACAGTGTCTCCGGTTCCGATATTTCTAGATACGTCCATCGCAGCATGGAACAGGATATTTCCTAGCGTCAAGGCATCTACCAAAGCAAAGTGGGTAATTGTGCCCCAACCGTCACCGTCAGCCGTCACGAACGTTATTTCCCCAGTATTCTCACTTGCCCCAGCTGCAGCTGCATCATATGCCTCATGCTGCTTTCTGGCATAATTTTCACCAGGTTCAGTAATGGTAGTTCCTGTATCGGAATCTTCTATGGCAGCAGTAGTCACCGCCACATAGATATTGGTTGGCTGCGAATAGGGTGTAGTTTTGAATATATGATCCAACAATTTATTAGCAAGATAATCACTGAATCCACCCACATCCCAAATAATGTCTATAGCTCCAGCACCAAATGAGGCATCGGCTCCATCCCCGATAGTTTTTGGTGTAGTTAAATCACCGTGAGCAAGAAAGTTCCCCCCAGTTATCGCATCGAAAATCGCAAAGTGCGTAATCGTACCCCAATCTCCAGTTGCCTCTGCAAACACAATTGCACCAGTATTTTCGACAGCTCTACTGACAGCTGCATCCCAAGTATTACATACGACCCTTGCATAACCGTTTCCAACCGGCTCTGCTATTCCTGCACCGGTATCTAATGGATCTGCTGTCGAGAGCGCAATGTAAATATCCGTAGGCACGGCGAACGGCGTAGTTTTCAACACGTGGTCTAGTAACTTTATTTCTAAAGCATCACTAATTGATCCTGCCATCTTCCACCCACCTCCTTATTTCCCTTTTAGTTTCGTAAATATTCCCCAACTCAAACCGCCAAGAGTAATCAGGATAAATCCCACATGCGCCCGCATGACTATCTCTACCATCGCGCCGGCAACCACGCAGGCACCGCTGACCCACTGGCCTATGTCCGTCCACTTCCTCATTTTCACCAGCTCCTATCGTATGTAGAGATAAGCTATTCCTTTCTTAGCCGAACCCGCAGCAGCCACATTTATCGTCAATTTGTCGTTTGCCACGGCACCCAGGGAGGCAGATAAAACATATTCAGTATTTGTAGTGTGCCTGTCTGCGCCGCCGCCCATCAGAACGTCCATACCATCATCGTCCGTCACCGTAATGTCATAATCAGGCGTGGGTGCAGCATCAGCATCGGGATCGGTGGCCAGACCCAGAATCTTCCCTGAATAGACCTTGGTGGTCTGCCCGCTCGCTATACCTTCATAATCTATTGTTCCAGATGTCCAGGCAAACTTGATTTTCTTTATTGTTCCATATATTTCCTCAGTGATTATTACGCTTCCTGCTACTCCTGCCATAATTCATCCCTCCTCAATGGGCGGGCCGGTTAAGACCCGCCCTATAATTCTTAACTTCGATTCTGCCAAATCTTTACGTAATCCAGTGAAAGCACACCAAGACCTGCACCAGAAGCCTTGTATAACCCTAAATGCGGTTGGCATTTAGCATTAGCGGCACTGGCAGCATTGGCAAAAGTCGTGCTTGCGCAAACCCTTACCCCGTCAATGAAAAACTTGATGTCGGCTTGGTCTGTGCAGTCAATCCTGAAGATATAGTAAGTTCCAGCCACTAGAGTAACCGTCGAGGCAGCGGGAATATCGGTAATAGCATCGTCCGACTCGCAGGTGACTATCCCACCAGCGGGGACTTCAAAGCCTACGCGATAATCACTACCAGCGTCTTTCCAAGCTCCCCACAGTCCGAATGATGCCACTCCAAGTAGAGTGGGAAGGGTCGTCAAGGCCAACCTCGCCTCGAATATCGCCCCCTGGGCAATACTGAACATCAACTCATCGTTCATGTGAAGGACAGCATCTTCCTTCTCATCCGTTACATGTAGTGTGCAGGCAACCAAGCCATTCACACCATCTGCCGTTTTCGCGACAGTAGGAGGACCAGCTCCCACAATCTTCTTCGTCCATACACAACCCTCTGCGGCCGCTCCTGATGCCAGAAAAACCACGTCCGCCCCGATAAAGTCATCGTAAAAGGCCACCGGGAACATGGCCTTGAGGGTCTCGAAGGTCACGCCGTCGTAGAAGACCTGCCGTCCTGATCCGTGCCAGTTGTATTTGCACTCTGTTCTCATTGTTTAACACCTCCCATTTCACCTTTCTAGGCAGTTGGCTTTTGGCCAACCAAAATAGGTTATTTCTTCCGAGGCGCCTCCCGCATCATTTTGTCTCTCGGTGGCGCCCCCAAGTCTCTCATATAGTCGCCCTCCTTGGCCCTCGCTGCCCTGCGGGAAGCCAGAAGCTCAACGGCTTCCTCGTCGGGGAGCTCAAGGACGCTTCCCTTGCGGTAATTATGATAATCCTTTAACAGTCTAATCCACATCATCTTTTCCTGGGGGCCTTAAAAGGCTTGGCTATCTTCCTGTCAATCAAGTCCTGGGCTGCCCTGTCTACTAAATCCAGGACAGCCCCTTTTCGATTTCCCATCCATTTACGCAAAAGCTCGATCTTCAATCCTCACTCCTTACACGGGCATCGCAGCGCCCTTGTAGTAACGTGCGGCTCCTCTGATAAGCACCGCTGCCACGTCGTCGCCGTCAGTATCGGTCGTCAAATCAACCCCGACGAAATGATTGGCAGCAGCAATGGCGATAAGGTCGTTGACATCGAACTCTATCGAGCCGACCTGCTCAAGTGCTCCGGCTACTGCCGTCAAAACAACGGTCTTGCCTGTCACATTTGCCTTCGCCGCAGTTGCCGTCGCGCCCGCATCGCAAGTCAACTGCGCTGTGCATTTCTGACCGGCGACAGCGAGATGAGCTATCACGACCACCAAGCCCTTGCGGTACAGCTTCATCGAACGGTACATGCCAGCATTGGTATTCACAGTTCCGGCGACAGCGATATTCTGAGGAGTCACCAGGTTGTCTACCCTGAGTTCATGTTGCAGATTTTGCATCTTGTTTCACCTCTCTTTTTTTGGTTTCCTTGCCAATTCCCTTCACGCCGCCAGGCCAATTGTTTCCTGTCGAGTCTCCGAATCCTGGCGACAGCTATCCCGTTATGGCGGGGACACGGTTAATGCCCCCGCCGGTTATTCTTATCCAGCTCTAGTCTCAAGTGCAACAAAAGGCGATAGAGTTTCAGTAGCCTGGGGCGGCGTCAATGCTGAAGGCCACCACGGCTGCCCGTCGACCCTGAAAGTCAGACGGAACGTCTTCTGGTCGTAGTCGAATTTCAGGTGTATGCTGGTATCGAACTGCACGCCTGCGCCAGCTCCCTTCTTCTGTCCAACCAGATATTGGCTCCAGTCGCAGAGAACGATGTCCCCGACCGTTCCCAATGTGCTGCAGTGCTTGTGCCAGACTAAGGGGAGCCCGAAGAGAGTGTTATACGGTGTTCCTGCTATCCCACCAGCTGGCATATAGACAGGCACTCCACCGGTCCCGACCGCCATGTTCATGGTCACGAGCTGAGGTAGAATGTTCCTGTTGGCCATCCAGATCCCACCAGTATCAGCATAGAACCTGGCGAACATGTTGATTATGTTCTCGAAGAGTATGGTGTTGGCAGGCTGGCCCGTCTCTTGAGAGACGCTCACCAGACAAGGGGCATTCAGAATCCCAAGTGGCTGGCCCGCGCCTGAGCCTCTCAAAAAGACATTATTCAGTTGGAAATTGAGTCCCTTGGCGAACCCCTGCTTCAGGATATTCTCCATGCTAATAGGGGAATCCTCCAACAGCTCATCGGACGAGTAGGCTAGACCAGCGACCTTCTTCAGCCTCAGCTGAACCTTTCCGAATTCAGGTTTGGTCGCTGTCTTCTGAGCCTTCTCGTCAAGCCATTTCCATTCTATCCCGCCGCAAACAAGCCCACCGGACTCGTCGAATCCCGCAATATAAGGCATCTCAATAGCGTTTGTTGCCATAGGGATAGGCATGCATCTCTTGAGGATCTCGTTCTCCTTCTCGGTCAGCTGCAGGAGTTCGGTGCGATATTCAGTCGGAATCAGGTACCCCTCGGTTCCCTCCTCGCTGAGAGAAGGAGTCCCTGCTTGCTTCTCTGCTGGGATTAGCCGCTTGTCCACTGTTCTACCATGAGATATCTCGGCCACGGCGACAGCTTTGGCAAACTCCGACAACGAGCCCCAGGGGTTCTCGTCGGGCTCGCCCTGGCCTGCCACAACCTTCTTGCCCAGGGGCTTGATCAGCTCCTTGACCTTCCCGTCGATTATCTTCCCGACTTCCTTCATATCTACTGAAGGAGAGAGCTTTGCTACTTCGTCAGCAATAAGTTTGTTCAATTCTTCTTGTGTAAGTTTCATTTATAGTTCACCTCCGTTAATTTACTCGGAAGCAAACTATCCGCTACTCTCTGGCATCTCCGGTATTGTCTTCGCCGCCTGGCTTGCCAGCCTCCAGCGACTACTGTGCAATGCCTGATGTCTCCAATTTCGGAATAGTCGTTTTCCTGTGAAATAAATTATTCTATTTTTCCTTTTAGCTTCTTTATCTTGTTTTCTATAAAGTCGTCAATTTTGTCTTTCAGAATAGATGCTATTTTCAGCGTAAGGGCTTCCTTATCAACCTCTACTTTCTCATCCTTTGCCGTGGTGCTATCCACCCGGGCTTTTTTGTCGTCCGCGGTCTTTTCAAGGTCAATATCTATGTCAATCTCCTCCCTCTTAGGAGGTTCAGTTGCATTGTAAAGCTCATTGAGCATGTCAGCACACTGCTTGACCAGCTTGCGGTTCTTCTCGGAAAGAACCCGGCCTTCCTTGAGGGCTGCAATCTCCTCTTCTATATTTTTGAGATATTCAAGAGCTTCGTCTGATAATCCAACTTTAACTTCTGCCTGATATTCGTCTGGGAAAAGCTCCTTAAGTTCTCCGACTGTATATTCCTTGAACTCGGGAGGCTCCTTGTCGAACATTTTATAAACTTTAACGATTCTGTTATAAGTGGGCTTTCTCTGTTCATCGGGGATATCAACGCCTCCTCTTGCACCCATTAAGATTGCCATCCGGCTGGCAGTCTGGCGCCAGTTGTATTTGAGGGGCCCGCTCTTGTCGGTAATCGGGTCACGCCGACCCATCTTCAATTTGAAGGCGTCTATCTTTCCGCCCTTGCCATCCCACCAGGCGCAGACCTTTCTGGCATTAGCATTCATCTGGTCCGTCCATTCCCCATCGGCGGGATCGCGTCCTAAAATGGCCTCTATGATCTTGCTGTCTGGCACATTATTAGGATTCCACCTTTCTTTCTCTGGCATTAGGGATAAGGCAACGTGGGGAGTCGCTCCTTTGATTTCATCCACCAACTCGATCACCCCCCCGTCCAGTGATTCTTGGCCCGGCCCTGGCCTCTCCAACCTTCTCATTTGCCCCCCGCACTTGGGGCATTTCAAGTCCTTGCAGTGCTTATCGGAGGTCAGCTTATGGCCGCACTTGATGCATTCACAGTCGTATTTTGCCTTTTCTTTAGGTGGAATAAACTCAAGCGTTTTATCCCCTTCAACAACAAAAGTAAGTTTTTTCCCATAGGCTTCTATAACTTCAATCTTAATCTCTTTCCCGTGCTCCTCCACCCAAGCTAATGCACGCTTCATCGTCCATTTAAAGGGGTCTCTTTTGTCGAATATGTATGTCCGAACTTTTTTAATCTTCCCACAATAAAGAGCCGTTATCCCTTGCTTCTCCGATATAGTAATAGTAGCAGTTACTTTGCAATCCCTTACAGGAATGCGGATATGGGTCTCTGTTTCCTCGGGCTTGGTGACTAACTCAGCTATTTCCTTCTCATGCTCCTTCACAAAATCTGTCCCATAGAGAACCTCTGGCGGGTCACAATTCCTACACCAACGGCATCCGTCAATTTCCACCAACTTCTCACCACACTGGGGACAAACCTGCTTTGTCAAATCGTCCTCGATTTCGATAACCTTGCCTATATCCTTCTTTAGCTTTTCGCTCTTTATGAGCCCCTTCTCCACCATCTCGGTCAGGGCCTCCCGGTTGGAGGGGATCATAACCCCCGAATATTCTAAGAGTTCCCATTTTGTATATTTTCGTCTGGGTCTAGTGCTAGCCTCTCCTTCCTTCGGAGACTTTCCTTGTTCCATCTCCTCCCACTTTAAAGGGATAAACCCTATGCTCCAGCTATTCAGTGCTGGCCCAGTACCAGCAACATCATCAGTGAACATATGGTAAAGCTCTTCATTGATAGGGGGACGTTCAAGAAATATCGTCTTTGCCAAAAGTCCTTTTTTCCCCTTCTTGGTGGCTTTTTTAATCCACATGCTCTTGCCCATAGGAAGTCCCCGATAATCATGTCCATAAGGAACAACTTTGTTATAGTGAGTAAGAATTGCTCCATCTGGGTCGATTATCTCATTATCCCTATCTACCGTTTCCATATTGATAAAACTAATCACTGCCCTTTCGTGTTCAACTGTCTCAATTTTCTCACTTATAACTCCCTTCTTTACCAGTTCCAAATCCTCAACGTCAATCTTATGCTCTTTCGCCAGAGCCTCAGCCCGCTCGGGGTATAAGTCCTTAAGTCTTAACCTCTCTGTCACTAAGTCCTTCATAATCATCATCTCCTAGTTATCTCTTTCTCTTATTATTTCTTTTAGCTCCTTATCGGCTTTATTTTGAAATAGTAGTGCCCACCTCTAGTTGACTTCTCCCAGAATAATGGCCAAAATAGAATATTATGATGTAGGGCATTGATAACATCTTCATTCCCCGACCAGCCTCCGGTGTGATACTCAAAACGAAGAACTCTCTTGCCAGTAATAGAAAATGACCAGTCAGCCAAGTGCGTATTTTCTTCGACCAAATCTAAAAGACCTTGGACTCCCTGTTTGAGAATATCCCATTCCTTAATTTCCTTTAATGATTTTTCGTCAGGATAATTGTTTTTATCTAATACCACGATTCATACCTCAACCACAGGTGAGATTGCGCATCTGCAATTCGGATGGGCGGTAGGTGTGCTGTCCCCACTCGTGAAAGTCCCTTCCAAGGGGATTGGACCTTCTGCCTCATTGGCTAAGCAGTCATCACAAGAATCAGGGGCAGCCAGCCACTCCTTCTTCTCCACCACTCCGCTCTGCCTGTACGCCTCCAGGCTCCCCTGCCCCGAGGCCGTTCCCGTCTCGGTCCTCGAAATCATCTGCGCCCTATACCTGCTACATCCGTCGAATACCCCCTGGACTCTCTTTCTCAGTTTGGGGATGCTCTCACCTTCTGCCACCCCTTCTCGCAACGTCCTTTTTATCGAATCTAAGGTAGTCCCGTTAACGCTTTTTGAGTATTGCTCTAATCTAGTTCCCAGCCATTTCTGCGCACGTGGATTGTCTATATCGAAATCAATCCCTACTGCTAAATCCCCTAATGTGGATGTCCCCACCGTCTCCATTACCCCGCCGATGAAGGGTCTTCCTTCCTTGCCGAACCTTGCAATCCATAGCTTCTCATTGAACAGCCAGTCCTCCTTCCAGCCCTTCTTGACGGCTTTGGGGGACCGCTTCATGTTGGCCAGGACTTCCTTCTCCTGCAACCTGAATAATTCCTTGAGCTTGATGGTGAACTTGCGCTCGTACGGCGACTGCCGCCTTATGAAGATCTGCCATTTCCGGTCCCGCAATTTCTCATCTTCCGCGGAAGATTCTCCATTTCTCAACTGATCAGCTATCTCCCCGGCAACGTCCCCGACCAACCGGTCGAACTCCTCCTTCTCCTTGACTCCCTTTGCGGGCTGGCCAAGCGGCATCAGATTCATCGGCACCAGAATATCATCGCCCCAGGGGACCATTTCGAGCCCATCTACCTGCCTCTCCTGGTTAACATTGGAATAAAAGCTTTTTATGTGGGATTCAATCTCTTTTAACCTGAATTCTTTATCTTCAGGTACGGGTGAGTCAAAAGCAGAAAACAGCTTTTCATCATATATAGGTAAGAGTTTCTCATTCAGCTTCTCCTCGAACCTCCGGCACCGGGGAAGTATTGCGTTCTTGGCGTGCTGGTAATTTCCAGCTTTCGCATTGGCCAGATTCACCGCCTCAGTGGTGAGCATGGACATCGGGATCCCGAAGGCGTTGGCTATCATCTCTTTGACCCTCTTCCTGCCCCCGAGATAGCTCATCTCCCGGGGCGCGAAGCCGAAGTCCTTGATGTCCAGGTCTCCCTGCAGGACGGCGACCTTCCCCGCCTTCTTGGGCCCGCCGTATGCTCCCTTCCACATCTTCCCCAGCCTTTCCCTCTTGTCCTTGTCCTCCAGCCCCTTCTTGGCCAATATGGCGATATCGGGCCTCCCCATATTCTCAAACATTGCCTTCTCGTAGTCGGTCATGTCTTTCTCGAGATTGTAGGCATTTGCTGCTCCCATCAGCGGCCCCATCCCGTAGAACTCGCTGGAGGGGGAAGGGTACTTGAAATGGACAATCTCAGACTCATCAAACTTGATGATCTTCATTCCCCTTTGTAGGACATATCCTTTTATCACTCTCTTCGGGTCCGGGATGACCTTCATCCACTGGGAGTAGAGCACCCACACCTCGGCCGGGATCCCCAGCCCGTTCCTGGGCAGATACCAGTAGCCGTTCCCGGTGAGCTCGAGGAATATGGTCGTCAGCTCCTTCAGGTCGAACTGGTTGTTGAACCCGTTGACGTTCCTCATAAGATCAAAGAACGGGTGGTCGATCACCTCCTCTATGTCCACCGCCTTCCTCAGGTATGGCTGCAGCGAGGCCTCGGAAAACAGGTAGTCCTTCTGCTGCTTGCTGACCGGCTTCGTCTCGGTCAACCTAAATATTTTCTCTTTGCTCCCCTTGGCCACATACAGCCTCAGGGGCACCCCGGCCATGGCGGTGGCGTTGATGTTCACACAGCTGAATACCGTGTCCCGGTAGGCGCTCACCTGGGCATCGAAGTCCGTAGGCTGCATCTTGCCTCCGCCCATCCCCCAGGTGGCTGTGTCGATCCATCCCATGTTGGCCGACTTGCGGGTGTAGAAAAATGCTGCTATCTTATTTAGGATTCCCAATAACTCTCACCTCTACTCTATTATGAAAATATCCGGCTCTACCTGAACTTTTCCAATAAAGGACATAATAATTGCGTCAACTCTATCTGGTGATTTCAATCCTCTTTTTTTCATCTCATCCTTCGATTCAACCTGGATTTTTTTATCACTCCTGATCTTGTACTGTATTCCTGAAAGTTGAGCTATTAAATCAGGATCATCAGGCAAGTCCACATTCCCCTTCTCTAACCTCTCACGAAACAGCCAATGAGCCTCGGCCCTTAGATTCAAGAATCTTTCTTTATCTTCTGCTTCCGCGCCGGCTATAAACTCCTCCACAGAATAATTCTGTTCCCGCAATCTATCATAAACTCCTGCCCCAACTCCAATAGTATCAACTCTCACAATTTCGGGTTTCTCTTTATCAATAAGTAGTGCTACCTCTCCTGAAGTCTGCATTGTGTTTACGAACGATGATGTATGAGATATCCTCACTACCGGTCCATGCCGACAAGCTACTACATTCTCGTCACCACCAGAACGAGCTATATCAACTCCAAACTCACAAGGGCTACTTTCTTCTAATTTCCTCTCAACTGCCATCTTAATCCATTTGTAAGGAAATATATAAGTACCTTCAGTTTTAATATCCCAATCACCTTCAAGATATCTTTTTATCCACTCAGGAGGAAATAAAGCCCTTAATCTTTCCTCGTAATCAGACGGATTATAAGGATTATCTTTAGGTAAAGCAGAAATAAATTTATGGTCTGGCAAATGTTGATCTATAAATCTATGCCTCACCCAACCCGGCTCAGGGTTCGTTGCTAGGAATCCCCAATATCTTATCTCCGGAACATTCAACCTCAATCGAGAAGAGAGGATAAGAAAATATTCCTCGCTTGTCTCCGTTGCCTCGTCTATACCAAACCAACCCAATTCCATCGACTTTATACGGTCGATTGGCTTTTCAGACTGTGTTGGCTTCAGTCCCCCGTAATATATGAAAGAGCTATTGATTAACTCGTAATATTGGTCGCTTTTATGATGATGCTTAATGAGCTTGCCCGGCAGAAACTTCTGCAAAGTTAATAAAGTAGTCTTCTTGAAGGTGACATTTTCGTGTCGGCACAAGTAACCTCTGTTCCCGGGATACTTTAGAGAAAGCCGAATTGCCTCGTTGCAAAGAAAAGCTGATTTTCCTCCTCCCATAGCGCCTCCGAATAAGAGGAATCGTTCTTTGACACTGTGAGCTAGGGCTTGTTTTTTTGTTGGTTTATATAATTTTGAAAGATCAATTTTCATCTTTATGGTCAGGAATTGCGTGTATTATTGTTATGTTTTGGTCTTGTTTATCAGTCGCTTCTCCCAATGCTAACTTCCCTGCCTTTTGATAATTTATCAACGCTCTTCCTAACCGCTCTATCTTCTCATCATCCATTAATTCTTGATCCTTTTTGAAATTCCTACCTGCCTGAGCAAAATGTATTTTAATAAAGCTCTCTCCAGCCTTAGCTAACTCTAATGTCTTTGAGTCAAATTCTGCTGATTCAGAAGCTAAAACTTCAGATTTCTTTTCTCGTTTTAATTCTGATATTTTTCTGATATAAATCTTATGTTCTTGAGTCCAATTATTTTTAGATGATACTTGCTGAATATATAAATAACTACATCTATATTTCTCCGATAGTTCCTTTAAGGTAGGATATTTTATATCTCCCTTCTCATCTTTTATCCCTTCTACATATTCCGCTTTAATTTTTTCCCAATTATATTTAGCCATTTTTAATTAATTTTGCTTCTTCTCCTGTATATTTCTCCCAACGGTTGATGATTATATCACAATAAACAGGGTCTATTTCCATCATTCTACATTGTCTATTTAATTGCTCACAGGCTATTAAAGTGCTTCCGCTTCCACCGAATAGGTCTAAAATAATATTGCCATATTTAGACGATAGTTTAATCGCTCTGCTTACCAGCTCTATTGGCTTAGGTGTTAAATGTTCTTCGCTATATTCTCTCCCAAAATCCCAAACATTAACATCAAAAGTCGGTTTCCCCATAAACCCTGTATAAACTATAAACTCATGAACAAAGGCTATCTTGTTTAAATTTTGAGCCCGTTTTTGTTTATTCCATACAATTAGATTCGTGACTTTATCTCCAGTCTCCTCTATTGCTTTCTTAAATAAATGATACTTTCTCCAATCACAACAAATAAACATCTCTCCAGAACAAACTAATTTCTGATTAGTAAAGCAACACACTAGGAACTCATAGAAATCGTTATCCTTTAATTCATCTCCTTTTAGCTTAGGTAACTTTCTCGCAATACTAACAGGAGCCATATTTATTCCATACGGTGGATCCGTAAATACCATATCTGCCTTTTCCCCATTCATCAGCATCTCCACATCCTCCCTACTCATCGCATCCCCGCACATCAACCTATGCCTGCCTAACCTATAAACCTCCCCTTGCTTGCTCTTCGGCTTCTTTATCTTGTCGGCTTCGGCTGCTGCGTCAAAAGGCTCTTCCTCTTCAGGAGTCCAGTTCATTATCTCCTCAATTTCGCTCATATCGAACCCCGTCAGTTCCAGATCGAACTCCCCGTCGTCGAGCTCCGTCATCAAATCAGCCATCTTTGTGAAATCCCATTCGGCGAGCTCGGCCAGCTTATTGTCGGCCACCGCGTAAGCAAGGGCCTTCTTCCCGTCGAAGGGAAGGTATATCACGGGTACTTTTTTAATCCCCGCCTTCCTGGCCGCCTCTACCCTGGCGTGACCGGCAACTATCATGTTATCCTTAGTAACTAGAAGAGGATTGGTCCAGCCGAATTCTGAGAAAGAGCGGACTATCTTGTCTATCTGCTCCTTCGGGTGCCGCTTGGGATTGCCCTCGAACGGGCTCAGCTTTCCTATGTCAACCGTCTTTATCTCCATCCTAAGCTCCCCGCCCGCCGAGCGCCTTCTCGATGCGCCTCAATGCTTCCTTGACTCCCCTCAGCTCGTCCCGAGTATCCAGGGACGCCTCAAGGAAAAGCATTTCCGTCTGGTCCCCCTCGGATAGTTTTTTCTCCTGGCCGTACTCCTTGGCCTTCTTGAAATCCTCCAGGATCACTTCTTTGGTCCGCACCCT